GGACGATGGAGATGACTGTCTATTATTTATAGAGGCAAGGGACGAACCATTGGTGAACTCGACGATAGAAGCCGCGTTTTTGAAATTTGGACATGAGTTAAAGCTTGAGAACAGGGCTACCGAGCTTCAGGATGTTGTTTTCTGCCGTTCCAAACCCACCTATGTTGAACTTCCAACTGCCTCGTTTGTAGGTGCAAACCGAGAGACAGGAGGTTGTAAGGATTCTGGCTGGGTAATGGTTCGGGATTACAGACATGTTCTGAAGCAGTCTTTGGTATCTCACCGCCATTATGATCAACCGACCAAGGCGGCCACTGTGATGCGTGCAGTGGGTGAGAGTTTGTCTACCATGTATCAGGGTGTTCCGGTTTTACAATCGTTCGCCCACGCTATATTACGCGGCACTTCTCATGTAGTGAGCAAAGGTTTTGACCACCGGTCGGGACTGGGGTATCGCCATTATCATGAGTATGGGAGTTGGCAGACAAAAGAGTGCTCTGCTGTTCCTGTTTCGTTAGTTACGAGGACCTTTTTCGAAAGAACGTGGGGATTACCGATAGATCAACAACTGCGTCTCGAAGCTTATTATGATTCCATGCGTGGGATTGAACCGCCTAGAGAGCTGACAGATGTTGGGGAGGATGCTGTTCCGTTGTGTGATGGTTCTTGGTTCAATGTCCAAACAGGGCACGTGGATCCTGAACTCTTCAACTGGGAGCGGTTACTTCCTGGCAGACGAGGTGGCATAATCGATCTGCCCAGCGGCTCCACTGCTGGGTAAAGGTCGCCCATCTCAGTCGAACTTTCGTTGATTTAATTCGAAGTACCGGTGGAGCTGTGTGTAGCGCGCCAATGGAAGCGAATAGTGGACGGATTGTATTTCACTTGTAGTAACTCTATTGGTATACTCAACGATAACAACCTCAGTTTAACGCTGTGGACCTAGTGGGACCGTAATATTGCCTGCGTTTGATTCCTTCGGGATGATGGGTTGCGGTATTGGCGGGTGGTTGGCGACTGTAAAAGGCGCTAAGTTGGGTGTGAAACACGGTAAAGCTTGAAAGCGGTCATGTCAAAAACCCGGGCAGCAAGCGTTGTGGCCCAGAGTCCGGGGCTGAACTTGATCAATCTATGAGTTCACTACAACTCTAACGCTTAGTTTGTACTAAGGCGAGTGATTACCTGTAAAGTCGGTTAAAAGCCGGTGGTAACCTGTAGGAAACGGAATGGCTGCGGCTTGCTGCCCCCTTGGGAGGGATGCGGTCGCGGAGAGTGCTGGGTAGCCCCTTGCAGAGCTCAACAACCTATGGTTCGACCGTAGGCTCTGGTAGAGACTGCCTGGTGTCCAGCAGTACGTTCTTGCCCTATTAGTGTGCCATTACCTTACCGCATGCTCTGGGAATTGCCTAGTCG